TTGTAGTCGGTAACCTCACCAGTATCTGGATCCACTACTTCTTCGAACTGGAATCCCATTTGACGGGCATGCTCCCAAGACCATTTCATCTCTGTAATAATCAAGATAGGTAAAATGCCCATCTTTTGAGCCATAACAGCTGCTTCTAGCAATGCTGTTGTTTTACCGGTATCGGAGTGTCCACGAAGAAGAGTAATGTGCCCGATAGGTATACCGGGCACGCTTAATGTGTCTTGGAAAGCTTGTGAGAGAGGTATCCAGGTCTGCTCCTTAAATTTTACGGGAGAGGAGGATAGGTTTTTCGACTTCTTAAATCCATCCAGGAAATTATTACCCTTAATCGCATCAGATAGTTTTGCGTTTAAGGATCCTGATGGAGGTGTTGCTTTTGCCATAGACTGTTTTAGTTAATTAGAAAGGTACGTCACTGCTAAATAAATCATCGAATGTCTTATCAACATCTACCTTAGCTTTGCTGTTGAGGGAATAGTTAGTTTTAGGCTTTTCCTCTACAACGGGGGTAGCTGGTGATGTAGTTTCGTCTTCAGTCTCTCCTGGGTTAAGCCATTCTAGCAAAGCGCTCTTCATATCGTCGTATCCATGCTTTTTGAACAGCGTCAATACTTCGGGTTGAGTAGTCAGCCATGCTTTTACTTGGTCGGAGTTTTCTGAAAGAGCTGTTACTTTTGTACGTACCCTAACCTTGGATTGGTTATAGCCTGTACCATTGCTAGCTGCGTCAGTAGTTTCAATAGTAAGATCACGTCCCTCTACAGGATCGGTGTAATCGCCTACATCCTCATCTTCGGCAATAGCGCACAACTCAAGATAGATCTGCTTACCGAATTCCCACAAACGAACGCCCTTGTCTTCCTCTCCTCTAACAACAATGGGTGCAAATACCCTCATCTTCGGAGACAGCTTCTTGGCCATCGTCCAGTTGTCTTTGTCGCTAGTTTTACGTAACTGATCGGCAAACTCTACAATCGGATCTTTCTCTCCGAAGTTAGTCAATGCGATCATGGTCTTATTGCCAATACCGTAGTGGAAGAATACTTCCTTAAACGGATTGGACTTATCGTAGGCAGAAGGTACCATCCGCACTACATGCTTGCCCGGAGTGGGCTTCCAGATGATGGAGGCTAGGTCTTTTTTCTGACCACCTCCGCTTTTTTGCTGCATAGCAGCGAGCTTGTTTTTAATCAAATTAATGTCCATATGTATTGTTGTTTTATACAGAGAATATAAAAACCAAAAATCAGACTTCCAACTCTATTCTTAGATTTCTACGATTTTGTAGATCTTTGTCTTTAGCTGTCTGAGTTCAAGACCTTGTGTAAGCAGAACTGTATTCTTATAATCGATCCAATTTACTTTGTAATTAGGATCAACTGTTCCATTATTAACTTGCCGTATAAGGGCATTGAGACCGTTTATAGTATAGAGGGTATTAGTCTCTTTTTTGCGGTGAAGCAAAATTGTGTTCGGTAGAACGTGAGAATTCGAATTATGCGGATCAATATTATAGGTGCAGATAAACTCTCCTCCCTCTACTACTTCTAGTACAAACACTTTCCTGTATAGGATCGAGTAGTAGTTAGTTATAGTATCTAGAGTGCTGTCTAAATCGGCTTTAGGAGTAAAGGTACAAAATAGCTTATTAGCCACGTCTACAACATTATATGTTTCGTTTATAACCTGCATTAATAATTCCATTATAAATAGTTAGTTTTCTCCAAAGCATCGTAATTTTTTCCGACTTTAGCTTTAATTGTAAACCCTTCTTCTTGAATTAGTTGTTTTATGCCTAGCAAGGGCTGCTTTCCATCTTCTAGCGAATAATCAAGTAAAAACGAATCGTACACTACTAGCACAATCTTGCTCCTCTTATTTTCTAGTACCGCGTTGAGCTTTTTAAGTATCTGCACATTTTGCCATGTTTCTAGATTCTGTACTATGTAGTTAAATAGCTTCTGTGGATTCAGAGAGTTCTTATGGAGATGAAGGGGTCTCCCTGTCTGAAGTACGGTTTTACCTGTTTCTTGGTATGCTTTCCATGTCTCTTTGATATACTCATTGATTTTCTTAAAGAATTCAATGTGAGCATGCTCCTTTCTAATACCTCCGTAGATTTGCTGGAAGGTTATAGCTTTGGATTGAGAGTATTGTTCTTCGGTTAGTTCTTTGGTTTCAAAATACTGCTCTCCAAGCACTGTGTGAATAGATCTTCCTTCTTCGAATTGAAATTCAATAAGCTTTGCAATTAGCATTAAGTGGTAGGCATCAAAATCAAACTCTACAAAAAGATCGTTTTTTGGTACGAAAGACTTTCTAGACCCATCTTCCTTGTTTAGAGCTAGAAAATTTATACCGTTAAACGAATTAGTAGGCCGGGTTGTGAGATTGTATAAGTTGTAGCTTGTAAGAATACTACTACTCTGTATTGAATAAGGTTGCCAGGGTAATTCAAAATGTCTTTCAAACTTATCTACATTCAAGGTCAGACCCTGTCTTTCAACAATCTGATATTGCTTACAGTATTCAGAGTAAAACTCTGTACTATATTCCATACCTATAAACTCTTTGACTTGCTCGTACAAACATTCACACTTCTCATAATGTTTTGATACCGGGATTATTTCGTTAACGTTCTTAAGGTACGGGAACCGGCTATAGTAATCTAAATGAACCTTTGTTGCGCATTCAAAGGTTAGTAGTTTGTTTTCCTCATCGAGTATAATTTGATTTATATCGATAAGATTACCGTGGTGGATATAGTAGGAGGTTTGCTTCTGATCTAGACAGTAAATCTTTTCGTGTTTAGATAGAAAATCTTGGATGTGTGTAAGATCTATAGAGAATGCTTCGCTGTGATTTACAGCCAAGATATAGCCCTTGGTTTCGTTCCTATAGTAAACCAGACTTACTTCACTAAGGAGTGGATGATAGGAATCGTTACCTAAAATAACTTTAACGAAACATTCCTTTGAAGGAACTAGCCTATCAAGCTGTTCTTTTGCTTCAACTACGTAGAACATTATGTAACCTTTATTTCTGTAAAAGTAATAAAGCTAACCCAAACTTCAAACACTATCCTGTTGGCTTAGCAAATTTAGCATAATCTCCGCCAATGTATGCTACCAGACCAGGAAATTTAGCTTCTTTCGCTTCGATGAGCCTTTTATTTGTGTCTATGATGCCGGCTATTTTATACTGCTTAGCCGTACGATTATCTCGAAGAGGTCCAGTGATCTGCCATAACGTATCAATAGCTTCATAAGTTATATAGTCGTAAACGCTATCGGTAGTCTTTAGTGAGTTATACGTTTCTTTATTAACCTCTAGTACGTAGCCTGATTGATTTCTCTTCTTAGCAAAATACCGCATTATGGACCCTCGCTGGTAATCTGTATCAGCAGGCCGGGGGTAGTATGGCTGCGGGGTTTGGTAGTTAGGTAGATCTTGCCTTACTCCTCGATATCTCGAAATTTCTAAAGTCGTCGTAACACTATTTGCCTCAGCGTCTGTAGCAGGAGTAGTTAGTTGCTGTAATCTTTCAGAAGGGCCCTGTATGGGGTCTCTACCTGTAAAGTACTGTCCATCATATGTTACGTAATAGTAGCCTTTATATGGGGTTCCGTTTAGCGTAAATTCATCCCCAACTGTTCGTTGATTAGTCTTAACTCTACTTAATGGATAGTATCTCATAGTCTTAATTAGCTTATATAGTAGGGCGGTATATAGTTTGGACGACTTGATGAATATTGTATTCTCGACCGTATTAAGTTTTGTGCTATGTCTCGAACATTATATCTACTAGTAGATTTATTACCGCCTTGACCGCCATAATAAGCTACGTTAGTATCTCCTGGGTTTGCTTCACCGACCTTAGCGCCGCCTTGACTAAATATTATAGGTAGCGATGCCCATTCTTGTCCGGCAGCCTGAATCGCTTTTTCTAAATCAGCTTGCGTACCAGCATTCTTACCTTGTAGGTAATTGCCTAATGTTGCACGAGTTTTTAGTAGTAGGTATTCACCAACCTTTTCTTGAGTTGCTGCATCGAATATAGTAGTAGGCGATAGGCTTAGTGCTTTGACTATAGTATCTAGAGTACCTGGAATGGCTTGAAATTTACCTACAGCGAAGTAGGTTTTATTTCTCTGCTTAGCTTGTATATCTGCAATAGTCTCTGTTACGATTGCAGTACCCCCATTAATTACGGATACTAGCCTTCTCTTTCCTTTAGCATCTACTTTGTAATAGTTGTAGCTGTTGTAATTACCCTCAACTGTATTAATTAGCTGTTTAATAGGCTCTAACCCTGCTCCTGTAAATACTTTTAATTGTTTGCCGTTAGGTACTATCACTGGGGGTAGATTTGGTGTTGTATTGAGTTTGGATTGGTAGTTTGGCGTATATACCCTTCTATCATTCGGTATGTTAATCATTAGACCTCTAATAGCAGTTGTCCATTGATTATTCTCAATCGTATGTGTAAGTCCAGCTACAGTAAACCCTACTCTTGGCTTTCCGTTATTTAAGTACTGAGCTGGCAACCTATTGGCAGGTACTGTAAAGGCTTGGTATAGCGGTATGCCTCCAATGCCATCCATTTTTATATTCAGAGCTAGGGGTAGTATACCGGTTGCTGCTACACTATCAATCTTACCTGTACTAGCATCATGCTCGCCTTTTATAAGTAGCATGGAATCGATGTAAAACTGCTTTATTGATTCCACAACACCGGTATCGTAAGTAATTTTACTTGTATAGATTTCATATATCCTCGATACCTGCCCATTGAAAGTATTACCCAGTGCAATAACTCCATCTAGACTTGGAGGTGGCGTGGTTGATGTTGCTGTAGTTTTTGCAGTTGTAGATACTCCTTCGAGTAGTCTGTCTTGTAGGCTCCTGTTAAGCACTGTAAAAGCTGTACCATCGGTGTTTGTTCCTGTATTCCGTGCACCAGCTCGAGCCTGTATTGCAAGCATGCTACCTATTTTACTACTGGCTTCTGTTTTCATGCTATACTCCCGTACTGCAGAT